TACAGCTATTGAGAAGAAGAACAGTGCAGGCGCACTGGCAACTATCAGTCTTAGAAATGATTCTGGGAAAGGTAGTGAAGAAATAAAATCGGATGATGTATCTACACCGATTTTAAAAATCCTACATCAACTATCGCCTGAATGTAATCAGAGCAATGCAAAGTACGTAGAAGGTTCTAAACCTGGCATGATCTATGCAAAAGGTCTTGGTACATTAATAGATGGTGACAAAGGTGTGGATATATTAGTTGCACACGTGCAGACAAGATATCCAGAATGGCAAGAAATGGGAGATACAGCAGCTCCGCCTGTTGCAACTCATATGTCAGTACCTTCAGATGCCGTTGAGGAAAGAAATGGTAAGTGGAGATTATCAAATGGTAACTATTTAGAAAAGACTGCATATTTTTATGTAGTTGTTTTAGGTGATGAACCTAGACCTGCTGTAATTACTATGAGATCATCTAACTTAACACCTGCTAGAGAAATTAATCAAATGATTAAGAATCTCAGGTTCCAAGATGAAAAAGGTAAATACAATCCGGCAGCATATGCAGCAGTTTATACTTTAAAAACTGCAGGTAAAGTTGCAGGTAGTAAGAGTTGGCATGTCTATAAACCTTCAATGAACAGAGCATTAGATATTTCTGTTGAAGCTGACACTCAATTATACTTAATGGCACAAGAACTTCAAAAGACTGTGTCTAAAGGTCAAGCAAAACCTAAGTATGAAGAAAAAATTGCTAAACCAACTGAAGAGATTATCTAATTCACTAAGTGAATACTCTAGAGGAGAGGCGATGGCGCGAGAGTGGTGTCGCCTCTTTCATAACATAGGAAATTATGAAAGACTTTATAAAATATTTTACAGGTTTAAAAAGAAACTTTGGTTTTTGTAACATTAAAAATGGTTACAAAGATCCAGATACAGGTAAATTAAAATTTAATCCTGGTGACTATGGTTGGTCAGGAAAATTAATTACTGAAGAAGATTATACTCAACATTTAAATGGAACTAAATCTATTGGTATACAACCATGTGATGATAATGGTTTAGCAAGATTTGGTGCAATAGATATTGATCCTAAAGTATATAAGAATTTAGATATAAAATTTTATTTAGATACAATCCAAGAAAAAAAATTACCATTAATACCTATTAAATCTAAAAGTGGTGGACTTCATTTATATGTATTTACAGAAGAATTAGTCAAAGCAAAAGTAGTAAAAGATTTTTTAGAACAAGTATTATTTTTATTTAAACTACCTATTACAACAGAGATATTTCCTAAACAAACTAAACTAGGAACAAATACAGATGATCAAAAAGTAAATGGTAATTTTATTAATCTTCCATACTTTAATAAAAATGAAAGAGTTGCATTAGATCCATCTGGTCAAGAAATGACATTAGATTTATTTTTAAAAGTTGTTGGAATGAATTTAATGACATCAACTAAACTAAAAGATATATCTGAAAACATAGTTAAAATAGAACTTACAGGTGGTGCAGAAGAGTTTAAAGATGGTCCACCATGTCTGGAAATTTTATCTAAAGAAAAAATGGATGATGGTAGAGATAGATTTTTATATAACTACATGGTGTTTGCTAAAAAGAAATATGCTGACGATTGGGCTAAGAAAGTATTACAAGCAGGTAGAAATTATTTTGAGTTCAATGAAACTTGGACTGATGATTATATTAAAAAGAAAATAAAAAACTGGGAGAAAGATACCAAAGGTCATACTTGTAATGATCAATTACTTGCACCGGTTTGTGTTAAATCTGAATGTGTTAAAAGAAGATTTGGTGTTATCTCTGATAAAAAAATTGATTGGCCAATGATGACTAATTTAATCAAAGTAGATTTTAAACCAGATCCTGAATATTATTTTACAGTAGAAAATAAAACTGGGGAGTCTGTAGTAGTGCATGCAAAAAATGTAATACAACTCAGAGATCAAAAAGAATTAGGAAGTTTAATAATGGCACAGGTAAATGTGTTACCTCCTCCTATAAAACCTTTAGACTTTCATGTAATGATTAATGGATTACTAGATACTCTTGATACAGTGCAACCGGCTCCAGGAACCAGACCAATGGAAATATTAAAAAAACATTTAAAAGAATATATAAATGGTACACAAGCAAAAACATATGCATCATTTGAAAGTGGTAATGTTTTAAAAGATGAAGTGTATTCTTATTTTGTTTATGACGAATTTTACAATGAACTAAAAGAAAATGGTTGGAGAAAAGACTCATCAAGAACTTCTCACATGATTCAAAAAATGTTTGATACAAAAGATGATTCATTACCTCAACCAGAGTTTGGTAAAAAGAAAAGATTCCCTGGTAAACATAAGAAGACCGGTAAACCATATCCAGGTGTTAATGGATGTGTATCCATACCTTTATATTTATTTGATAAAGAAGAAGAGGACGTAGAAGAGACTGCTGACTTTACAGAAGAGGAAATTGTATAATGATATATAAGTTTTATGGACCACCAGGTACAGGTAAGACATACAGACTAATTAGTAGAGCTAAAGCTTATGTTAGAATAGGTACACCTTTAGATAACATTGCATACTTTGCATTTACTAAAAAAGCTGCAGGTGAAGCAAGAGATAGAATGCCTGCAGACAATGATAAACTATCATACTTTAGAACAATACATTCATTTGCATACGATCAATTAGAATTAAATGATGGAAAAGTTATGCAACCATCAGACTATGAAGCAATAGGTAAAGAGATAGGTGTTAAAGTAAAATATTACGACAAGTATAATAAGGAAGATATTAATTATCTAAACTGCGACAGTCCATATTTTCAAATGATTGGTAGAGCAATTAATAGAGATATTAGTATTAGAGATGAATATGATAGAGGAGAACACAATAAAAAAGAAATTAAATGGAAAATACTAAAAACAATTGATGACAATTTGAAAGAATACAAAAGAGTAAAAAAGAAATTAGATTTCAATGACATGATAAAACAATTAATTGAAAAAGAATCTTTACCTAAATTTAAAGTTATATTTATTGATGAAGCTCAAGATTTATCACCATTACAATGGAAATTATTTGATAAACTAAAAGAACATACTGATGATATTTATTTAGCAGGTGATGATGATCAAGCTATTTTTGCTTGGGCTGGTGCTGATGTAGATAGATTTATAAGTCAAAAATCTGATAAAGAAAAAGTTTTAAAGTATTCAAAAAGAATATCTAGATCAGTTCAGGAACAATCAGAAATACCTATTGAAAAAATAGAAGGATTAAGAAAACAAAAAGATTATTACCCAAGAGACTATGAAGGTGAATGTGAGTATATAAATAATCTAGATCACGTAGATTTAACAAAAGAAAGATGGGTTATATTAACTAGAACCATTAGTAGATTAGTTAGTATGAAAAAAGAATTAAGAGAAAGAAATTTATATTATCAGACAAAGAAAGAAAAATCTTTTAAAGTTAGGGTATACAATGCACATATTAATTATAACTCCTGGTGTAGAGGAAAGATATTAGATGAAAAAGAATGGAAAGATATTGAAGAATACATTGGAAAAAAAATGGAAGATTGGGAACCAGATTTAGATTGGTTTGATGCATTCAAAGAGGTTGAATATGAAGATAAGGAATACATTAAAGAGATGATGGAAAATGGAGAAGATTTAGATTTACCTGCTAGAATATTTATATCAACTATACATGCATTTAAAGGTGGTGAACAAGACAATGTAATACTTTGTTTAGACCAACCAAACAAAATTAAAAAAGCAGTTCGTAAGAGTAAAAACAAAAGTGATGAAGAACATAGAGTTTGGTACGTAGGAATCACACGTGCTAGAAATAATTTATATAAATTAAAAGCTAAGAAAAAAGTTAATGCATACAAATTATAGAATTACACAACAGTGTAAACAGAACGGGGTAGCGACATTTCCTATGGGGTGGGTGGCAGCATCTTGCTCTAGCGGGCGACGTTGGTTCGGTTCGCGGACCCCATTTGTTTTTAAGCCGTTAAACCAACTACTGCCACAAATAACTTAAAGGAGAAAAATATGAGTAATAAAGATATGTTTGATAAATCATTTCCACAAGATAAGCAGATAGGTGGGAGTCACTATAAAGACTTTCATATTCAACCCTATGAATTTATTTCTAAAAATGATCTCTCATTTTTTCAAGGGAACGTTGTGAAGTACGTTTGTAGATACTTGAATAAAAATGGAATACAAGATATAGAGAAGATAATTCATTACTGTGAATTAGAAATTAAAAAGATGAAAGATACAGGTAAGAAAAAATAATGTTGATGCCAACTACAGAATGGGTAGCACCTACGGAGTTTCCTGATTTAAGAAAAGCAGAAGAAATTGCAATTGATTTGGAGACAAGAGATCCAGAATTAAAGAAACTGGGTTCAGGGGCCATTAAAGGTAGTGGCGAAGTTGTAGGTATAGCTGTAGCTGTAGATGGTTATAAAGCATACTTTCCTATTGCACATGGTGAAGGTCCAAACATGGATCGTAAAAAAGTTTTAGATTGGTTTACAGACGTATGTGAATCACCTGCTACAAAAATATTTCACAATGCTATGTATGATGTGTGTTGGATTAAGAATTTAGGAATTAAAATTAATGGTTTAATTATAGATACAATGATTGCAGCATCTATTATTGATGAAAATAGATTTCAATATTCATTAAACTCTTTGTCTTGGGTTTATTTAAAACAAGGTAAGAATGAGTCTTTACTAACTAAAGCAGCTAAAGAAAGAGGTTTAGATCCTAAAGCAGAAATGTGGAAACTACCTGCAAGTGAAGTAGGTGGATACGCAGAAAAAGATGCTGAATTAACTTTATTATTATGGCATCACTTAAAAAAAATTATTATTGAAGATGATCTTCAAGATATATTTAATCTCGAGACTGATCTGTTTCCTTGTTTAGTTGATATGCGCCACCTAGGTGTTCGGGTAGATATCGAGAAAGCCAGTCAATTGAAAACAGTAATGGCAGTAAAAGAACAAAACCTATTACAACAAATAAAAATAGAAACAGGAATAGATACTCAAATATGGGCTGCAAGATCGATTGCAGAAGTTTTTGAAAAACTGAAGCTACCTTATAGCCGAACTGAAAAGACTGACTCTCCTTCATTTACTAAAAATTTTATTTCTACACATAGTCATCCTGTGGTTCGTATGATAGCAGAAGCTAGAAAAATAAACAAGGTTAGTACAACTTTTATAGATACTATTTTAAATCATTCACATTTAGGTAGGATACACGCAGACATTAATCAAATTAGATCTGATGATGGGGGAACAGTTACGGGAAGATTCTCATATGCAAATCCTAATTTACAACAGATTCCGGCGCGTGATCCAGATACAGGCCCATTAATTAGAAGTTTATTTATACCTGAAGAAGGTTGTAAGTGGGGTACATTTGACTACTCACAACAAGAACCACGTTTAGTTGCACACTATGCTTTAAGATTTGGTTTAGATTCAGCAACTCCAATATCAGAAGCATATCAAGAAGATCCTAAAACAGACTTTCATCAAATCGTAGCTGACATGGCAGAGATAGATAGAAAAGAAGCTAAGAC